CGGAAATCCAACGGTATTTGAAAGTGGTGATCTGGATTGCGCAAAATCCTCTTTATAAAGAAGATTTAACCCTTTTATCGGGGCGTATTTCTGTTTTAATAAAGAATAACGGTTTTAATTGGACTTTCATTTATTTGAAAGAATCTCTTAGACTCGTTGTTCGGTATTTAGCAGGTACACCTGATAAACTCTGTACTACTAAAGTACGAGTGAGAATAGATAGACATGGTCTTCCTGTAATAATACCATTTCCTCTTCGACAGTTAATTAACCTAGAAAAGGATAATGGGAATATTGTTCGGTCAGTACTTACGCTACTTTCGATTTTTAGAGTTTTTAAAACAACAGTAAAACCAGATTTCTCTAGTATTACTGGTGATTTCACGGGCTTATCGGCTTCATTGAAGATAAGAACTGTTGTTCGGAAACTTTTCAAAGGATGGATTATTAATTTAAATAACATCCAAGGATTCATTTCAGAATCAGCAGGACCTAATGCTTCTAAAGCTACGGCTGGAGCTGCTTTCGATGCAATTGCATTGATGCATTTTCCAATTCAGTATCGTGAAGTTGTTAAAGTTCTTTACAACGCTAGTGCTTGGCTTTATTTAGCCTCATTAGTATCTTGTTCAATATTGGGTTTTCCTGTGTATTTATTACAGGTAACCGGTATACAACAAAAGTTTCATATGGGACGACTAGGAGTTGTCTATGATCAAGCAGGGAAGGCCCGAATTATTGCTATGACAAATTGGTGGGTTCAACTATGTTTAAAACCTCTTCATGAAAGATTATTTTCTTTCTTAAAGACTTTAAATACAGATGGTACCTTTAATCAATTTAAACCAGTCGAAAGACTGTTATCAAAGAATAAAACGGATGCCTTTTCTTGTTTTGATCTTAGTTCAGCTACTGATCGTTTACCAATTGAACTTCAAGTTGATATATTAAACGAAGTTCTTAATGGTTTAGGTAACAGTTGGAAAACTTTACTTGACATTAAATGGTTCTATAAAGGAGAATATTATAAGTATGCCGTTGGACAACCAATGGGTGCCTATTCTTCGTGGGCTATGCTTGCTGTAACCCATCATGTTATTGTTTATAAAGCCGCCGAACGCTGTGGTTTGAGTTCATTCTCAGACTACGCAGTGCTCGGTGATGATATAATAATACAAGATGACAAAGTTGCACAGGAATATCTAGCGATCATGAAAGCACTCGGTGTTGGTATAAATATGAATAAAACTGTAGTTTCTACAGATTTACTCGAATTTGCCAAACGTCTAACAACTCGTACGCATGATATTTCTCCGGTTGGACCGGGAGCAATCCTGAGTACAATTCGTAGACCTTTAATGGCAGGTATCCTGTTTTCGGACCTTAACCTCAGAGGAATGATCTCTATTTCTGATGCATTTAAAGTCTATCTGACTTCTTTTCCTTTTAAAGTGAAAAGAATTGGGATAGTTTTAGGTGTATTTGGAATTCGTGGTCAATTCTTATCATTAAGCCAACTAGACGTTGAAACGTTGAGCTGGATCTCTAATGTAGAACTAATAGACCACAATAGTTTTGTGGAGTCTTTAAGAAATCAAGCGATTACT